GATCCGCCAGCGTTCATGACAGCAGGAGCTACACGTTTGTAGCCTCGTTCAAGCTGGGTCAGTGATGCGCCGTATGTCAAGGCCTGAACCTTGGCATTGTTCATGATCTGGCCTGCTTGCTCGGAATTCATTCCAAAGCCTTGAAGGGCTAGGCTCAACCCCTCGACCTGCTTCTGGCGATTGATCAGCGGTTGAATTGCTCCATTAATGGCTTGAAGGCCCTGCACGGCTCCTTGAACGGCAAAACCTATCTGAGAGAAGGCGTTAGCCATGGAGAGAATGTTTCCAGCCCCGCCGCCCATCTTGGCTTTAGCCATCTTGAGCCAGTTACCAGAGGCTTTGGCAATTTCTATATTTAGCCTCTTGACTTCCTCGTTTGCGGTTTTCCAGTTAGTGTTAACAGTCTTTCCATCGCTCGCAAGTCTTGCATACTGATTCCTGACCTGAGAGGCTTGCCGCAATTGCCCCTGGAGGCTGGTCACTGACCCCTTTTCAATCTGAGCCCTTTTCCTGACGGCGGTATTGATCTTATCGTATTCAGTCCTAACAACCTTTGTCCTTGCAACCAGATCGCCAAAATCGGCGTCAAATTCCATGACAGTCTTAACTGTCTTCTTGCCACCCAGCGCCTCGTTGACTTTATCCATAGCCTGTTCGTTGCCTTTTTGGGCATCCGCCATGTACTTGTCAAACTGTTGACGAGCAGGTGTAGAATTCAGGTGAAGATCAACGTTCCATTGTAAATTGTTTGCCATTGGTTCGAGGATCTACTCGGGAATAGTCTTCCATCAAAAAAGGCCCTTGCGAGGGGCCTTTGGGGGTTTGTGCCGTAAGCGTCGCTGTTACGGACTTTAAGCGATGGCCTGAACCCTAAAGTGACCAACACCGTTGCCTCCGACTTCAACAACTCTGACGATGTCGTCAACGTTGAAACCTTTGCCAGGGTTGATGATCTCGACGGAATCAAGCATACCTGCATTTGAGGTAGCTGTGGCGGTAGCGCCCGAACCATTGCTGTCATTGTCTGGTTCGAGCGTTACCGGAATTCCCGGTCCTCTGCCATCGAAGGGGTTGTCCGTATTGAACGGGTTGACCCCTGCGATGCTTCTAGTCAGCTAATTAGCATCCAGCTCAAGGCCGTAGAAGCCGTAACCTGTCAGGGTGCATTCCCAAGACACGATGCTCGTAACTTCGATTGACTCGGTGTAGCCGGTCAACGTACCATATCCAAACACAGTCTCGGTGGTTCCGGTGGGGCCTACACGGGCAATTTTAACACGCAGCGAGTCAGCCACTGTGTTTTGCTCGGTCAAGCGAAGTACCTGGTAACCAGCGTCCTTAAAGTCAGCCACGCCAGCAAGGGTCATGCTGAAGGACTTGGTTGTAGCCACAGCCTGTGAGAATCCCTTGGTCTCGTCATCATAGGTGTAAACCTCTTCAGATCCGGTGTCGGATTCCAAGGAAGCGTTGGTTAAACCCTTTAGAATCACAGGAGCGTCAGTGCCGTCCATGCTGTAAGCGGAACCGCCAACGGTGAAAATGCCATTAGCATACGTTACGGCATCACGTACACCGATTGTGGTGGTGTTGTCCACAAAGCCACCTGCACCAACTCCGGCAGAGCCTAAAACGCTGGATACGTCAACACTGCTGGAGGTGAGAGGAACGAGGTAGACTTGATAGCCGAATGCGGCGGAAAAATTTGCCATTGATGAAACTAGGTAGGAATCCTAGACGAAAGGTCAAGTCGCGGGACCTACCCGCTCTCCTCTAGATTGCCAAAGGGCTTTAAACAGTAATAGGCTGGTCCGAAGGAACCTCAAGCATTGACTGAGCCATGGCACCAAGCCCGTCGGCAACGGCGACTGTTTCAAATGACACAGATCCTCGAAATATCTCCATCGCCCGCCGAGTCGCGCCAGTAATACCGGAACCATCGGATCCTTCCCAGACTACCAAAAAGACTTTCCAATTGGTTTCAACGTTAGTGCTGCCGTAGAAATCACGCCTTCTAAGGTCAGCTACGTCATGGATAATCACCTCAAGGCCAGTCACCTTCTTTAGATTAGGCATTACAGCACCTGGCGTCTGCACACTAATTGAAGGCAGCTTGTCACCACCCACGAACTCGTATTCTCCTACGTAGCTCGAGAAAGTAGCGTCTGCAACCAAAGTATCATATATGACCTCAGGAGTGGTCGGAAAAGATTGCGCCATTGTGCCATAAACACTGCCATAGTGTTCCTGTCCCGGCATACTAGGGCAACAACGCTTCAAGCTTATGGCTTCTGCTTTTAATTACAGCTCATTTGCTTGTAACGTTGTTCTCATTTTTTCGTGAACAACGTAGCTTCTATCCCGCTCTGCGAGCGTCCACAAGACTACGTTTTCAACATGACTACACTAAACAGCTCCGAGGCTAAAAGGCTTTGGAGAACGGCTATCAAAGAAGCCTGGGGCAATCGTTGCTCATATTGCGGAGGCACGCCGATTGACGACAAGTCACTAACTATCGACCACGTCAAGCCTAAGGCTCGTGGCGGTGAAGACATGACTTCAAACTGCATTCCGGCCTGTCGAAGGTGTAACGGAGACAAAGGGTCCTCTGAGTGGCTAGCCTGGTACCGCATGCAGCCCTTCTACACCATTGAGGCAGAGGTCCGCATTCAGCACTGGCTGAAAGAAGGAATCGTCGATCAGTATGACGAAGACGACTCCATCTGGATGGACGCCCTACTTAACCGGCTAGCAGGGTAATCTCCTCGTCGGCAATAACCTCGTCCAGGATGGTTGGAACAAGAAGATCCACCTCTCTACCGCATGGTGACCGGAAGTGAATAGACCGGTTGCCGGCGGTTTTCTCTGCAATAAGAAAACCCTTCCACTTGCCATCTTCGACCTCGGAGGGCGCCAAGAGTATCGCATCCGGAGCTACGAAGGCCACCAGCGGGGGTGCCTCTCCCTTTGCCGCCTTTCGTAAGGCAGGGAAGCAGAACAACGCCCAGACAGGGTACAGACCCTTTTCCTGAAGGAACATAGCAGCAGCTCCAAAACGCTCCTCCGGCTGTCTTCGCAGATTCTTTGGCTGGAATAGGTAGAAATCTTCAATGCCATAGGGCTCCCTGCGCTTCTTAGGGTCGCGTTGCATGTTTGCATGCCAAGCTGTTTGCAGCGCCATAGGCTGTTCTAGCTTATGCATCTCAAGCTGATGGAGTTCCTGACCCTTGAAGTAAGCTGCCATCAGGTACTCCCAGGGCATTTCGTGAAGAGATGAATGAGTAAATTCGCCATCTCCACGCCATAACCACTTGGTTTCCCAGAAAACTTCTTGAATATCAAGCTCTAGTTCGCCACCAGCGCCTACTTTTTTTCAAGCTGTTCGATTACGCTACTGTTCGTGTCTGTCGTCTGCTTGATCGCGTCTTCTAGTCGAGCAATGCTCTTTATTTCTTCGTCAACATAGAGATCAGCAAGAGCCTCCAGAAGGTCGGGATGTATCTTTAGAGTGTCTTCTACCGTAATCTCCTCCGAAACCCGGTACAGAAGCATGCAGTGGGCCTGCATGAGACGTTTGGTCGTTTCAACCGTGCCCATCTGTGACATAAGTTCGTCAATCTCTTGACGGTAGTTCTCTTGAACTGTTTTATGGCGAACTGTAGGCGCCTTACCACTCATGACGTCCACAACAACGTCATACGCCTTGCTCATATCCAGTCGCTCGGCCGTCGCCACCACACGGCACAGATTCACCAGAAGTTGAGTAGCGGCATCGCTGCCGGCCTGAGTCTGGATAAAAGCCTTTTCAGACGCCGTCAGGTAACCTCTGCGCTCGATCTCGATCTTGCCAGATTCCTCTGATCCAATAACTTCTACCAAAGGCTTAAGCCGTGGCTGTACAACAAACGGTAGTTTTGCCATCGTAGCATCCTGAAAGCGCCCTATAGTACCTATTAGACGGCAGAGAGGTAGATTTGCTGCCAACTATCGTTCATTTCACTGAATGTAGTCTCCACCCAAGGCCTTCCCGGCAGGTAAACGCGTGCGTTTGGATTGCCGTATGGGTTTATATACCCACCGTAGTGCACCAAATTGGCATAAGGCTCGTTATAGCTCACGGAAAACGAGTCAGAACTGATGTTCATCTCTAACGAATCTTTGAGGGCCCCTGTATCAACAATGTCACGAGATCCAGAAATCCAGCCCCAGCTTCTACTCATGGACTTATCTAGATTAATCTCTACAGCCCTCTGGACGGCTTCTATACCCTTCTGATGTTGCGCTTCGATGCCGTCAATCAAAGGGGTTATATCAGGTACTTTGTTGGTTTGCATGTACACCCCAGGCATCGGAATCGGGGCTGATTGTATGGCAACCTTTCCGTCAAGCTTCTCGACGATGTCTTGGGCAATCTTTTTAGCTTGCTCATCAATATTTATTATGTTCTTCATCAGTTCTGAATCTCCCCGCCATCTAGTTGTAGCTGTACACCAGCGATGTTTTGATAGATAATTTCATCAATACCTTGGCCGCCAAAAACGCCACTAGTCCTTTGCAGCTTAGAGAACAGTAACGGATCGTCTCCGAACCGTAAAGTCACTTCTGTACCGGTTTTCATCCAGTTGTACTGCGTTGTGACTTCCAGGAAGACCAGCCCAGTCTCGTCAGGGGCCTCCAAGGTGTAAGTATTAGGAACCGCTGCATACTCAAGCGCATACCCCCTGTAGTAGAACAAGTCTCCACTACCTCCAGGCATCATGCGGCCATCAAGCTGCGAAGCTAGTGGAACTGGTTTAGAACCTGAACTAACGCCTGCATATTGCGCTCTTTTAAGAAAAGACTTGATTAAGTAGGAATCACCAGCAGTTTCAACAAACCTTCCATTCACGTTGGTGATTTCAGGAACTCCAGGCACGATAACCCTAGAATTGATATAAGGGGCTAGGGGAGAACGGCCTGCCATGAGTACATTTCGTATCCATTTAGAGTTCCGATTGAGGCCGCCCCCAGCCTTTTCCCCTTACGGGGTCGAGCTGCTCTCGCTGCGCGAGCGCCGCCCTCTTCAGGCTTCGAGAGATATTTCAAGAATCATTTTAAAGAATTCAGATTTTAGATGATATAAGTACTCTTGTTCTTCTGCGGGCCTAGCGGGGGAGCCAGGCCATACTCTAATGGCTTCACAGATGCAGTAATAGAGAGTTCTGATTTCTTGATCAGAGAGTTCCATTTCGAAGCCCATGGTATTATCATTAGGTTCCATGATTAGTCTCTACATTTATGACAGGATGAGATTTCACCGGTACCGATAATTTTTGCGTACTTAGCATTCATTCTAACAAAGCTTTTACAACCAGTGCACCAAACCTCACAGGTATCTTCAGCGCCAACAGCGCGAAGGATATCACCAAGGGGTCCTTCTTGCATTTCGGGGTGAATGTTGTCAGACATTGGAAGCGTGTATAAAATACATCACCAGGGTACCAAGAAGGCCACCAGGAAAGAAATCAATGTTATGACCGAATTAGCCGTGTGGTACCGTAACCATACATGCCGTTACCTGGTCCATTAGGATTCAAGCTACCAAGGCAACTGCAAAATGCGAAGTAGTTCCACAGTTCATAACGAATCTTTGCCATTTCTTTTTGTGGGCCTGTCATGCCCGTTTTACCACCAACAACTTCCCATTCCAATACATCAGCCTTTACCAAGACCTTACCTTCCGCATCCCCAGTATTCTGACCCGTATCTACATCATCTGCCGCTTCATACTCATTCAATAGCTCCTTGACCCTTAAAACTGCCTCAGGACTCATCGCCTCGAGCTGATGCATGCAGTTCTGCACGCAATCCAGTACATAAGTACCAAATGGTAACAACAAGGCCTCAATGACCCTTAGATCATCCCCAGCTTCCCAGTGACCAGTGACGTCTAATGCCATGATAGGTACTCTATGCATTCCTACTAGTCTGCCGACCAGGTATAATGCAGAAACAAAACAGTAGAGACATGTTAAAAGACGCTCTCGCTCTGCTGCTCGCAGTACGCTGTGGTCAGAAAGACGCCGTCAAACAATTGCTTCATGCCTTTTATCATCGCCTCGATGAACAACAGTCTAAATTACTCATGAATCGTGCCATTTACCTCATGACTCCCAAAGAACGTGATTGGATGAAATCCATGTACTAGCCCCTTGTTGGCAAAATACCCAAATACACCCCCGCACCGGTACACAAAGCTGTATCGGTTTTTTTTTGAATTTTTTTTACACACATCTCACATTGTTGTCCCCCAGGTCAGTATCGGTTTTTTTGAGAGAAAATTAGAGGGGTCTGTCTGCCACCTGAGTTTCGCCAGTCGGGGGTGGGGGGTCGGCTGGGAATTTATAAGATCATTTTTGCTAACATCACTATCACTCATCTCTACTCTACTTCATTGGGGCTAAGGCCTTGCCTTGCTTTGGGTCTTGCTCGACCTCGTGCGGGTAGTAGCCTGCTGGCTAGTAGCTGATACTGTATCAATTACAATCAATTCATTATTAAGTGTAAACTATTAACGTTATTGTTGCCTTGTGCTTATCCCTCCCTTCCCTAGTAGCGATACAAAGCATAAGTAGTTAATACGCATTAAGTAATAAGCCTGCGCCTTAACCTCAACGCACGCCTGCCTCCTCTCCTGCTTCCTCGACTGCATTGCAGCTCTACTGCCCGCTCCTGCATGTAGCGCTCTACTACTACCTCACCCCTACAGGTAGTGCTCTACTACTACTACCCCACCCCTATAGGTACTATGCACTAAGTACTGTGGTAGCGCAATGACGTGATCGCGAGTGGCCCGTTGGTCTGGGTTGTTCACGTCCT